CTACGCAACTGGTGATTCAATTCCATTGGCCCCACGTTTGCCCGGTGCAACTGCCTTGTCATCCGCAACTGTCTCACCTTTGACTGTTATTGCGCGTATGGCTCGTCAGATGGACACAGCTAACGTTGAGTCACGAGGAAGATGGCTGGTTGTTGACCCCGTGTTCGTAGAGATGCTCAAAGACGAAGACAGTCGTATGTTGAACGCCGATTTCGGTGGCGCTGGCTTGCAAAACGGTCTTGTGTTGAACAACTTGCACGGCTTCCGTGTATATGTTTCAAACGCATTACCTGCTAAGGGTACTGGCGCTGGCACTTCTGGTGCTTTGGCTCAAGATGCCAACTTTGGTGTTATCTTGGGTGGTCAGGATGATGCTGTTGCTTCTGCAGAGCAGATCAACAACGTGGAAAACTATCGTGATCCAGATTCATTCGCTGACATCGTGCGCGGTATGCACCTTTACGGTCGCAAAATTCTTCGCCCACAAGCGTTGGTCACTGCAGCATACAACGCTGCTTAATTGATGTTATACTTAGGGGCTGGCTACATGCTGGCCCCTTTGTGCTTATTATAAGGGATACCCTCAATGGCTATTACTACAGCAATGTGCAACTCGTTCAAGCAAGAGCTACTTGGCGGTGTTCACGATCTTGATACTCACACACTAAAATTGGCTCTAATTAAATCTTCACCATCAGGTACGTATGGTGCAGCTACTACTAACTACTCAAATGTTACTGGTAACTCAGATGAAGCATCAGGAACAAACTACTCTGCAGGTGGTCAATCACTGGATGGAGCATCAATTACTTTAGCAGGTACTACTGCTATTGTTGACTTTACTGACGAAGTGTTTTCAAATGTTACTGTTTCTGCAGATGGTTGTATAATCTACAATTCTTCACAGTCTAACAAAGCAATAGCAGTTATTGACTTTGGCGGTACAGTAAGTGCAACAGCAGGTGACTTGACTATTCAGTTTCCTGCAGCAGGTGCGTCTACAGCAGTAATTCGTATTGCATAAAATACTTTTAAGGGTGCCTACCTATGACAATTAAGTTTGCAGATCGTGTAAAAGTAAGTACATCCAGTACAGGAACAGGAACTATAAGTCTTGGGTCTGCAGTAGATGGTTTTCAAACTTTTGCTCAAGGGGGTATCCTTAATGGTAATTCAGTAAGATACACAATTACTAACGGCGATAGCTGGGAGGTAGGCACTGGAGTTTACGCCTCTAGCGGTAACTCAATGACAAGATCTTATGAGTCTAGCTCTACAGGATCTTTACTTAACTTGTCTGGTACATCAGAAGTATTTATTACTGTAGCCTCTGCAGATATCAATAATTTAGCTGATACTGTACCTAAATCTACGGGCGGGCAGTTTGATGCTAATGTAGACTTTGCTGCAGGTATTGATGTTACAGGTAATATTACTGTTACTGGTACTGTAGATGGAAGAGACGTAGCTACAGACGGTACTAAGCTAGATGGGGTAGAGGCTTCTGCTACAGCAGATCAAACTGCTGCTGAAATAAGAGCTTTGGTAGAGTCTGCGACAGACAGCAATGTTTTCACTGATGCAGACCACTCTAAGTTAAACGCCATAGAAGCATCTGCTACTGCAGACCAGACAGGCGCAGAAATAAAAACTTTATATCAAGCAGAAGCTAATGCTTACACAGATGCTAAAGACACTAAACTGTCAGGTATTGAAACAGGTGCCACAGCAGATCAGACTGCTGCTGAGATACGCACTCTTGTAGAGTCTGCGACAGACAGTAATGTTTTCACTGACGCTGATCATAGTAAGCTTAACGCTATTGAAGCAGGAGCAACTGGTGATCAAACAAATGCTGAGATCAGGGCGGCGGTAGAAGCCGCTACTGACAGTAATGTGTTTACAGATGCAGACCATTCTAAGCTTGATGCAATAGAAGCAAGCGCAGATGTAACTGATACTACTAACGTAACTGCCGCTGGTGCCTTAATGGATAGCGAGGTTACTAACCTAGCACAAGTTAAAGCATTTGATAGCTCCGACTATGCTACAGCCGCACAGGGTACTACTGCTGATGCCGCACTGCCTAAATCTGGCGGGGCTATGACAGGTGCTATTACTACTAATAGTACTTTTGATGGCCGTGATGTAGCGGCTGATGGTACAAAGTTGGACGGTATAGCTGCGGGTGCCAATGTTGGCATTGGTAGTTTGGCTGCCGATAGTTCCCCACAGTTGGGTGGTGTTCTTGATGTAAACGGACAAGCGATTGATTTCGGGGATGATGAACATCTACGGTTGGGAAACAACAACGAACATAGAATTTATCACAAGGGAAATGGCAGCACTTTAAGAATTGAAGCGACAAGTGCAGGTAAATCGATTGAAGTAAGAGGTGTGCCTAGCTCCAACTCATTCTTTAGCGTTTTAGATGCTAACGGAACGAACATAATTAAAGCAACGATGAACGGTTCTAGTAGTGGGGTTACTCTGCACCACGGCGGTGGAACAAAACTTGCCACATCATCATCGGGCATAACCGTAACAGGAACCCTAGCTGCAACAGCCGTAACGGGTGATGGCAGTGGGCTTACTAACCTTCCTGCCCAGTCCGATAATACCAAGATGCCATTGGCTGGTGGCACGTTTACTGGTGATGTTACCCTTGAAGGGGCTTCTTATGATGTAACTTGGGATAGCTCAGACAATGCACTTGAATTTGGCTCTTTAGCAAAAGCGAAGTTTAACAGTAATCTTGAAATATTTGGAGCCACTCATTCTGAAATTCACAATACTTCGTCGGGCAATCAACTTATTATTAGGCAGAATGCGCCTGATCAAGACATCAACTTAATGGCAGACGCTGGCAATGGGACGTTCCAAACTGTATATGTCAAACTAGACGGTTCAGAGGGTGAAGTTTTACTTTATCATTACGGGACTGAAAAACTTGCGACAAAAAGCACAGGTATAGATGTTTCTGGTAATATCGCTGTTTCAGGCACCGTGGATGGTCGTGATATTGCTTCTGATGGTACAAAGCTAGACGGTATAGCTGCGGGTGCTAATGTTGGTATTCCAACAACAGGCGGGACGTTTACGGGCGGTGTAACCCTTTTCACTGGTACGGTCACTGATAGATTCGTTTTAAATGACAACGTCCCCTTGCGTATCGGAACGGGTCACGACTTTACCATAATGCATAATGGAACCAACACCATTATTACTGGCGATGCCATTTTCGAAGATACCATTAAAATTAAACAGGGTGGAGTGTTAGCGTTTACCACTTCTTCTAATGTAAACAGATCAATTATTCAGTTTGATGGAACCCGAACCACATGGACAAACATAAGTAATTATCCAATTAGAATTGACGGTAGTTTTGAGGTTGTCAGTGGTTCTTCAAGCATTGCTTCGTTTGAAACCACTGGTGTAGATTTATATTACTCCAACAGTAAGAAATTTGAGACAACAAGCACAGGTGTAGACATCACGGGTACTTTGACCAGCGATGGGCTGACTGTGGATGCTACTACATCAACGGCTGTACAAGCAAATGCTGATGCTGGTTATTCATTGTTCAATGGTTCTACCAATAGTTCTGGCGCAAGAATAAACATCTCAGGAGCAAGCGCATCTAGCGGTATTGCAATCAACGGATACAACGCAGCGCAGAATGGTTATACACCTCTGAACTATTTGGCGGCAGATCACCGCTTTAAAATTGGTTCTAGCGAAAAGATGCGACTCGATGCGAGCGGTAACTTGCTAGTGGGCAAAACGACAACTGCATTTGGAACTGACGGAACGCATATAAACAGTAGTGGTTATTTAGAAGTAACAAATACTAGCGGTGAGCTTTTGTATTTGAACCGCCTGTCAAACGATGGTGATTTGATTAGGCTTTACAAAGATTCGGCACAAGTGGGAAGTATTTCAAGTGTTAGTTCACGCCTAAAAGTGTCTTCAAATGATGCCCAAGGTTACTTCTTTTTGAACAATGGCACAGCAGATGCATCAAATAAACTATGGTTGAATGGTTCACTGCTTGCGTGGGATAATAGTGCATACGACATAGGTGGCTCTACGACAAAGTTTAAAGACCTCTACCTGTCAGGCACAGCAAACGCAGCCAACTTCAACAGCACCTCAGACGCTACCTTAAAGACCAACGTAGAAACACTCAGCGGCTCACTGGATGCAGTGATGTCCATGCGGGGTGTGTCATTCGATTGGGTGGAAAGCGGAGCCGCTGAAATAGGTGTAATCGCTCAAGAAGTAGAAGAAGTTGTGCCAGATGTAGTAAACACTAATGGTGAAGGCATTAAGTCAGTAAAGTACGGCAACCTTGTAGGTGTGTTAATTGAGGCCATTAAAGAACAGCAAACGCAAATAGATGAGCTAAAATCAAAGATAGGAAAATAAGTATGTCTATAGAATACACTTGGAGTATACCCACAGTAGAACGTAATTTAGCAGACGGTGGTGTGACAATGGCACACTGGCGTTGTAATGCAGTAGATGGTGAGTATAGTGCATCATTGTATGGTACATGTGGCTTGAAGTATGATGCAGGTGCAGATAACTTCATTGCTTATGAGAGCTTAACTGAGGCAAATGTAATTGCTTGGGTAAAAGCTATTGTAGAATCATCTAATATAGAAGCTTCACTAGCAGCAAATATTGAAGAAGATAAAACGCCTACTACTGGTGCCGGGATACCTTGGTAATAAAGTAGCTAATAGTGAAAGGACACGACGATGGCTATAAAAATAAGCGGCACAACAGTCGTAAATGACAGTAGGCAACTACAGAATATTGCCAGCTTAGACAGCACAACAGCGGCTACGATTGGGGCGGCTGCAGCCGGTGGAGCTACACTTTCTTCATCAGGTACTTTCAATGCAGGCAGCGTAGAAATAACTATACCAAATGCTGATTTTGTTAAGGTTGTGTTTTATGATGTCTCAACAAGTAATAGCTATAACAATAACAGATGTTACATACGGATTAAGCCTGTAAATGGCGGTTATGATACAGCAGGTTGGCCTAACTCTAACTATGACACTGCGGGATTTTCGAGAGGCTACAGTAGCTCCAGCAACCTAACAGACAACCAACCTATTTGGGTTTGTACGGGTTACTGTGATTACTTTGACGGCTTTATAGAGATTAGAAACCCCAAAAGTACGACAGAAAAGAAATTTGGGCACTTTGAATTTTTCCACCGCTTTGAAAGTCAAAACCAAAATTATCAACTTTCTTATAATAACGAGTCGCATGGCACTCATAGGTGGAGGCAAACCGCTGCAATAGATAAGATTAAATTAGAATATTACGTCGGAGGCAGTAACTATAATGGTCGTTACGAAGTTTGGACGATAACGTAGGAAATAATAATTATGGCAACTTTATTTAAAAATGTTGACGGTGTTCAGGTAGAATTAACCGCAGAAGAGATTTCTGAACAAAAGCAACAACACGATTATTACGATCAGCATATTGCTCCTACTGTGGGTAGAGAGAAGCGAAATTCTTTATTAGAGGCAACAGATTGGTGGGCAGTAGGGGATCTTATAATGACCGAAGAACAGCGTTCTTATCGTCAAGCTCTGCGAGACATTACCGCCCATGATAAATGGCCTCTATTGATGCCAGAAGATTGGCCGACTAAGCCAGACGAGGGATAATAAATGTTAGGCTTTTTACCACTAGCAACTACTACTTTAGCATCCTCTCAGGCAGGCGTTTCTGCAGAGGTGGCTATCACTGGTGTAGTTGCTACTGGTGCAGTTTCTAATGTTATAGAAAAAACTACAGCGGGTGTTTCTGGTGCGTCTGCTACAGGTTTTGTAAATGCCCTTTCTGTAAACATCTCTGAATTATTAAGCTCTGTTTCTGCTACTACATCTATAGGCTCTATTGAATTAATTTCTGGTAAACTTATATCAGGTGTTTCTGCAACAGGTATAGTAGTAGCTGTAGGTTTTAATGCTAAAGGCAATCATGTATTGTCTTCTGTAAGCGCAACAGGCTCTATTGAGTCAGTTTCTGTTGATGGCTTTGAAGTTGATGTATCTGAGAGTTTAGAATCTGTTTCTGCTGCAGGTGCAATAGGTGCCCTAAAAGTTAATACGTCTGAATCACTAGCTAGTGTATCTGCAACAGGTACAGTAGTATCCGTAGGTTTTGATGCTAAAGGTAATCATACAGTAGGGTCTGTAAGTGCTACAGGTTTTATCAATGATTTTGAAGTTGGTATAACTGAAAGTTTACAGTCTGTTTCTGCTACGGGTGCAGTTGTAGCTGTAGGGTTTGATGCTAAAGGCAACCAGACATTAGCATCTGTAAATGCTACAGGGTTTATTCAACCCGTAAGTATTAATAGTTTTGAAGTTGATGTATCTGAGAGTTTACAATCTGTTTCTGCTACAGTCTCACTTGGTACTGTACAGGCTGTAATTAATGTAGGTAAGCTATTAAATAGCGTAGCATCAACAGGTAGTGTAGCAAATGTTATAACGCATGTTGGTGCAGGTGTTTCTGGTGTACTAGCTACAGGTTCAGTCGAACCCCTTAGCTTTGATATATTTGAAGTTGATGTATCTGAAAAGCTACTGTCTGTTTCAGCTACTGGTGTAGTAACTTCTGTAAAACCTAATTTAAACGTATTACTTAATAGTGTAGCTGCTAATACAAACATAGCTGGTGTTTTAGCAACAGGTATTGCACTACAGTTTGATGTAAATGCCTTTGATAAAGATAGAGTTATCTATATACTAGCAGTACCAAAAGAAAACGTAGTATATATTAAACCAGATAATAGAACAATTATGATTAATGAAATAAGTAATATTAATCAAACAATAAGAGTTGCAGCCTAAAGGATAACAAATGTCATATAAGTGGCCTGATAAAGATAAAGATGAATTGCTTGACTACAGCATTGATTGGTCACGCTTTCTAGGTACAGATACTATTTCTGCAGTTTCGTGGTTTATAGATGCTGCAGATGGTACTAAAACACAGGTTAGTGATAATGACGTTGTTGATGGATTACAGTTTATTCAAGGTACATATACTAATACTGTCTCTACAATTAGGTTAGGTTTAGGTACAAATAATAAACGCTATAAAATTACGTGCAAAATAACTACAGTGGGTTCCTTAGTATATGAACGCTCTGTCCTGTTGCGCGTGAGGGAGAAGTAAGATGGCATACGATTATCTTGGGTTAGTTAATGATGTGAATCGTAGGCTTAATGAAGTAGAATTAACATCTTCTAATTTTGCTGCTACTACAGGTTTTTACAGTTTTGCTAAAGATGCAGTAAACTCTTCTATTCGGCACATCCAGCAAGAAGAGTATGAGTGGCCTTGGAATCACGTAGAGCAGGAAGAGGTACTACTTGCTGGTGAGGTTCGCTACAGTTTTCCTTATGATGCTAAGACTATCAATATGAATAGCTTTCGTATCAAAAGAAATGCAGATTTAAGCGTAGATACCGTTAAACTTAAAGTACTTAGCTATGAAGAATATCTTGACAAGTATGCTGATTATGAGTATAACTCTAACACTAGCGTAAGATCTGTACCCTCTTTTATTATAAGAGCGCCTAGCAGGGAGTTACTGGTAGTACCAGCCCCAGACAAGGCGTATGAATTAGTTTATGAATATTACACAACTGGTTTTGATTTAGAGCTACACTCAGATGTTCCTAATCTCCCCGAAATGTACAAATATGTAATCGTTGATGGTGCTATGTACTATGTCTATCAGTTTAGAGGTGACATGCAAGCAGCACAATTAGCTATGCAGAAGTTTGAGCAGGGAATTAAACAATTACGTAGCATACACATAAATCGTACTGAATATGTACGTGATCGAAGAGTATCCTTCTAATGGCAACACAATGGCAGACATTCCCTATAGAGTTTAGAGGTGGTCTTATCTCTAATCTCAGCCCTTTGCAGCATGGTACAAATGCTGTCGGGTCTGCCACTATATTACAAAACTTTGAAGCCAATAAAGAGGGTGGCTACTCCAAGATAAGAGGCTATGCTAAATATAGCTCAACAACTGTACCTGGATCTGGCCCCATACTTGCGCTTAAAGTTATTAGCTCTGGTAGGGTTGTAGCAGCACGTAAGAATGGTAGTAATCAAACACAGTATTACTATAGTACAGGCTCTTCGTGGACTAGCATGGCTACTAGCGTCGGTACTAATGGTGGTAAAGCTAGGCACATTTTATATAACTTAGAGGGTGATGATAAAGTTATATTTGTTGATGGTACTAACTACCCAGCTATATATAATACATCAGGTAATTCTACTACCTTTATGACATCCTCTAATAGCACAGATGTGTTGGGTGCAGAACATGTAGCTGTATTTAAAAACACTGCCTTCTACTCTAAAGGTAATAACATCTACTTTACTGCCCCTTTTACTGTGGATGATTTTAGTGTTGCTAATGGTGCAGGTTCTATAAATGTAGCGAATGATGTTACAGGTCTAGCAGTATTTCGTGATCAACTGATTATATTTACTACTGACTCTATTAAACGTTTGACAGGTAGCAGCTCTGCTGACTTTACTGTGTCACCTATTACTGACCGTATTGGTTGCATTAATGGGGATACTATTCAAGAGGTTGGTGGTGACATTATGTACCTCGCCCCTGATGGTATCAGACTATTGAGTGCTACTGATCGTATCGGTGACTTTGCTTTGGATGTAGCTTCTAATCAAATAGCCAAAGATGCTACTATCTTTCTTAGCCAAACATCTAGCTTTTGCTCTGTGTTATTTAAAGAAAAAGCTCAATACAGGATATTTGCGTATGTACAATCAGAGCAAGATGATGCAGCTAAAGGTCTTATAGCTACAAAGTTTATATCTCAAGGTGCTGCAGGTATGGCTTGGTCAACCACCAAAGGCATTAAAGCATTTGTAGCAGACAGCAGATACACAGGAACAGCGGAGACAATAGCTTTTGCTAATGAGGATGGTTACGTCTATACTATGGATACAGGTTCAGACTTCGATGGTGCTGCTATAGAAGCTATCTACGAATCTCCTTTCATGCCTATAAGTGACCCACAGGTACGTAAAACTTTCTACAAGATGACTCTGTACGCTGAACCTACAGGTAACATGAGTCTAGACTTAAACCTAAAGTACGACTTTGCTTCTGCTTCTAACACCAAAGTAGTGCAGCCAGCTACACAGCAGATTTCTGGTACAGGTGCATCTGTGTTTTTATTTGGTGCATCTAATGCTGTATTTGATACAGCTACATTTGGTGGTGAGCTTGATAAAATATATGACACTAATGTTATTGGTTCAGGTAAAACAGTAGCATTAAGATTAGAAGATCTTTCAACTAATCCCACCTTTACACTCGACACGGCTTTGTTAGAATACAGCCAAGAAGATAGACAATAAGGAAACGACATGGCAGGTTATACAAGACAGGATACTGCAAACAACATTGCCAATGGTAACGTTATTGATGCAGATGATTTTGACGCAGAGTACAATGCAGTAGAAAGTGCTTTTAATGCCTCTACAGGGCATAAGCACGATGGTACTGCTGGTGAAGGCGCACCTATAACTAAGGTTGGCCCAAGCCAAGACCTCATTGTGTCGGGTACTAATGTCTTACCTAAAACAACAAACACCTTAGATCTAGGCTCAACGGGTGCAAAGTTTAAAAATAGCTTCTTCGATGGCACTGTAACAACAGATGATCTTGCTGTAACGGGTGGTTCTGTTCTTACTGGTAACGCTACCGTAGGGGGAACACTAGGTGTGACAGGGGCAGCAACGCTGTCTAGTACAGCAGCCATTACAGGTAACACTACAGTAGGAGGTACATTAGGGGTTACGGGAGCATCTACGTTAGCCAGTGCTGCAGTTACAAATAATGCTACAGTAGGCGGTACTCTTGGTGTTACTGGTAATAGTACCATTGGTGGTACCCTTGGCGTAACGGGCCAGATTACAGGTAATGTAACAGGTAATGTAACTGGTAACACAGCAGGTACACATACAGGTGCTGTAACAGGTAATGCATCTACTGCAACTGCATTACAAACTGCAAGAAGCATTACTATTGATGGAGATGTAGATGCTAGTGCTACAAATTTTGATGGTACAGGCAACATTACCCTTACAACAACTTTGGATACAGTAAACTCTAATGTAGGCTCGTTTGGTAGCTCTACAGCTATACCTGTTGTTACTGTAAATGGTAAGGGTTTAGTTACGGGTGTAAGCACTGCTAATATCACTACCGCATTAACTGTGGGCGCTGATAGTGGTTCTAACGATAGTGTAGCTCTAGCTACAGACACTTTAAACTTTGCTGGTACTGCTAATGAAATTGAGACTGCAGTAAGCAACAACCAGATTCAAATTGGTTTACCTAGCGCAGTTACAGTAGGTAGCCTTAATACATCAGGTAATGTTATTGTTGGAGGAAACTTAACTGTATCAGGCACCACTACTACAGTAAACACTGAGACTATTAACTTAGCTGATAACCAGATCTTATTAAATTCTAATGAAACGGGTACTCCTTCACAGAATGGTGGTATTGAGATTGAACGTGGTACATCTGCTAACAAAACCCTTGTATGGAATGAAACAAGTGATAAGTGGACTGTAGGAAGTGAGACGTTTGTAGCGGGTACGTTTGAAGGCAACCTTACAGGCAATGTAACAGGTAACACAGCAGGTACACATACAGGTGCTGTAACAGGTAACGCTTCTACTGCTACAGCTTTAGCTACATCACGTACTATTAGTCTTACAGGTGATGTATCAGGTAGCGCTTCTTTTAACGGTACAGCTAATGCTACTATTACTGCAACTGTAGCGGATGACAGCCATAATCATGTTATATCAAATGTCGATGGCTTACAGACTGCATTGAATGGTAAAGCAGCCCTTGCAGGTAGCTCTTCACAATCATTCCAAGCATCTACTATTGATTTAGGTGATTGGACAATTACTCAATCTGGATCTGATTTAAAGTTTGCTTATCAAGGCACAGACAGACTTAAACTAACGAGTGCAGGTGCGCTTACAGTAGAGAATGATGTAACAGCATTTGGTAGCGCATAAAGAGGATATTAAATCATGTCAGTACCAAGTGGAACAGCAAGTCTAAGCGATATACAGACTGAGTTTGGTGGCTCAAACCCTATATCTATGTCAGAGTACTATGACCTACAGTCAAACCCTTCTGGTATACCTTCAAGTGGTGCCCTATCTATTGATGATTTTCGTGGTAAGGATAATGTTTATACTCTTACCTCAGATATTTTTACTAGCTCAATAACCCTTACTGCCGATGATATAAACGGTAGTGGTGCTGCTTGGGTTGGAGTATCTGGCGGCGGCGGCGGCGGTGCTGGTGTAATATATGCTTCATCATCTGGGTTTGGCGCAACGGGATCGGGGGCCCCCGGCGGCGCTG